GCTGTGACCCGGTAGACCTCTCCGTCCTCCCCTACAGAGGCCACTCGGTACTCCGGTATCTTCAGCCCGGTGCTGGACATTACCCAGACCGCGCCCTTTACCGGCAGATCAAATAATGGCGCCTTCAGCGTCACCACGTCGTCACTAACCCCGAGCACTTCCTTACGCTCGATAACGCCATTGGGCATGACCACGCTCAGAAATCTAATACCCGTAAGTTCAGACGGGTTTTTGTCGATCCGCAGCTTTGTGGTGCTTATCGACTCGAGTACCCTGCCGCCGAGACGAGACCCAGCTCGGTCAGGATCCACAAGCTGTATGATGTCCCCTGGGCGAAGGTCAGCGTGGTCCATCGACGCCCGGTAGGTAACAGTCTCTGTTTCCATCCTCTCGGAGTACAGAATCCACTTGGCCAGGCGCATAGCCTGCCCTCGAGAAGTACAGCCTACCGCAGTTACCCTAACTTCTCTCCAGCCGAACAGGCGGACACTTTCCGGGTCTTCATACAGAACCGGAGTACTTTCGAAGTTATTCTCAGGGTCGTTGAAGGTGACCACAGCGACGCTGTGCCGCTCCTTCATCGAGGTGCCGGCGTAACTGAACTCCCCATCCACCACGTTGGCCGGGGTAACCAGCTTTACCGGGTCCATTGGCCTGTCAGCCACTGCCACCGCGGTGTTACTGCCCCAGTAGATCATCCCGCGGAACGCGCTGGCCAGGGTGGTCAGTGCAGAGATTGCGTCCTCCTGTGCGGAGAACATAGAGTTGAAAGTGAACCTGGGTTCCATCCCCCCACGGCCGTCCGGCACCATCCCGTCGCAGTACTGTGAGATTTGGTACAGTGCCCACTTGTCCACGTGTTGGACATCCGCCCCGATAATCGGGTGGGTAGCCAAGTCGTAAAACACCCACGCGGGGTTGTCAGTCCATGACTTCTTGAAAGTGCCGTCCCAGATACCCGTATAGGTGCGAGTCCTGGGGTCGTAGTTACTGGGTACGTCAATGATGCTGAGGTATAAGTCGTACTCCCTCGAAGGCATCTGGTTGCCAAACTCTTTGGCATCCACTTCTATGCCCATCAGCGCCATGTCAGGGTAGGACAGGCGCCTGTCGATCACTTCCGTCGTACTTGACCAGAAGGTAGCGCTTTCTGTACCACTCTCCGTCTCGTCCGGAGACAGCCTCCGCACCCGAAGCTCTCCGCCCTTGGCCCCGTGGAACGATACCCGGTAACTGCGCTGGTACGGGCTGGTGGTTTTTCCTCTGATGTTATCGCTGACCATGGTGCGCCAAGTGCCGCCCTCGGGGCGCCAATCGATGGCGATGTTTACCGAATGGCCGTTGATGTCACCAGTACTCTTGTCCTGCTTAACAAGCCCCTGCAGCGTGATGTTCACAACTGCGGCGTCTGCATCGCTATTCAGGATTGCCCGAACTACAGGCTGGTCGTACTTTACTTCCGTACCGACTTCCACCGCGTTTTCAACGGCCCTGAACCCCTCAATAATGTCCTGGTCAGGGTAACCGGCCCTGAACTGCAGGTGCACACCATTGAAATTAAGCTGCCCGTCGGGCCCCATGACTGGGGTCCCGTTTAGATAGACAGATTTAAGCCCATCCACAGGGCCTGCTATCGGGCCGAACGCCAGCAGGTCGAGGATCCTCCCCTTGGCGTTGCTCTGCAACGTGTTCTTGGCTTCTACCGGCTGCCTCGGCTGCTTAGCTTTACCGCCTCCGCCTGAACCGCGAACACTGGAGATCTCTTTCATACCGGGTACTCAGTTGAATAAGGGGAAGGCTTTGAAGGCTCTGTTAGCGATCTCTTGCGCCATTTCCGCGGAACCGCCATCAGGGGAGTTCGACAGCTCCTCCGAGGTAAGAGACGTGCTGACCACCACACTTCCCACACGCATGCGGCCGTACCCCCGAGGTATCGCCACACCCTGGGTGCTCGAGTTGGTGGGCTTGTTGAAGAGGAACGAGGCCATCTGGTCTACAGGTTCTTGGGCTTTTTGCGCCTTGGGCGGCTTCATACTCATCATCACAAGGCCGCCTACCATCAGCCCGGCGCCGCCTGCAATCATGGCTAGTCCTATTGCAGAGGTCGCCCCGAAGGTAAAAACACCCGCAACGATCAAAACCACTCCGAGGATCACCTGCATAGTGCCTGACCCACTGCCCTCGATTGCCGGCATCAAGTGCATCTCCCGCTGCTCACCAAACTCCAAATGGAGCGAGTCTTCGCCGACGTCGTCCTGATCCTCCAGCTTGCCGCGCAAGACGTGCCACTTCCCGCCACGGATCACTTTCTCAAGTCCCGGCACCTGAGTAGCGATGGCTTTCACAGCCTCCGCGGGGTTCTTCACATCGACCTTGAACTCCGTTCCAAACTGTTTCAACAACCCGTGAAAATAGACGGTTATCACTTATCACCTCCAACGTAACGCAGCCACAGCTCCACGTGAGGCAGGTACCTGGCCATAGGCTCACGCGCAGACAATCTGGACTCATCGATAGGGCCTCGTGGGCTGCCTATCTGGTGCAGCGCGAGTCCGTGATCCAAGACGACGCCGCCGTGGTTTACTACGCCAGAGCGAATCCTGGCCAGCCACACGTCCCCGGGCTTCACCTCACCGGGGGCGATTCGAGCGAACCCGGCTTTCTCAAACCCCTCAATGAAGAGGTCCTCCCCTTCGTCCCACCATCCCCATGACCGAGGAAACTCTGGTAGGGTGATACCCTTCTCCACGAAGTAGTAGTCGCGTATAAGGGAATAACAGTCGGATATGCCGTGGACAAAGGGCCTACCAGTCAGGGGGGCTCGTTCAGGAGTACCCCACCAACGTATGTCAGAAGCCCCCTCTGCAGTGCAGCTCAGGACGCCCCAGGGTACGTCTGTGTTCACTTGCCCTTGCATGTCGTTTGCACTCGGAACTTCTGGGCGGTCTGGGTGGCTGTGAACAACCGCGAGTAACCCTGCAAGGGCCGCCTTGGCTAAGTCTGCCTTGGAAACCTCAAAGTGATTTTCGGGGTCTGGGTGTACGTTCCTTACCTTACGGCACCCTTTCTTGGTGATCAGCCAAACGGCCTCCTTCGGATAATCTCGAACGGCCTGCTCTTTGATCTTTTTCGCGTATTTTTCAAACATCATACTCGTCCTACCCCTGGGAACCCGCGGAAGGGGAGAACTGCGCCCTCCCCAAAGTGCTTGGTACAGTCGCTGAGCCTACGCCCACAGTGTGCCTTAGTGGGGTCTGACACCTCCAGACCGAACTCATCAAACATCCGGTCACCTGTGTAGGGGCAGGTGACCCCTGTGTAATCCCACACGTGCCCGTTCCACTTACGGAATCTGTGCCGGCAGGTGTCTCTGATAACCTGCAAAGCAGGAATCATTTTCCCTTCCTGGTCCATTTTCGGAGTCAGTTCGAATACGAGGGTATGTCTCGTCTGACTGGCCTTACGGTTGATGGTGTACACCTCAGGCGAGAACATGGCCGTCGGATTTGGGTTTGACCCGTCATCCAGGTACTTGCGGTAGGTGCGAAGGCGAGTGACTTCACATCCCACCAAGTCCTTGGTCTCTACCAGCAACGACAAGAACGCCATGTCCTTTGTGGTCAAGGTCAGCGTAGGCTGAGGCAGGGATCCGCTCCCGCTCCACTGAAACCCTTCCGCCTTGATGGGGATCGGCATGTACGTGTGGCCATTGAATACAATGGGGTTACCGTCCACTGAGCTGGGGCTGAACCGGAGGATCCCTGCGTTGAACTTGACGACGTCCACCTCGAACATCTCGACGCGGATGTCCTGCTCAAGCATCTGCTGGTCGGTGGCAATCAATTGGCTCATTAAGGATTAAAGTCCTGTGATAACTTGACTGACAGAACGCAGTTACCGAACTGGTCATGGGTCAACTGCAGCTCTTCGCATACTACCTTAAATATGGTGTTACGGGTAGGGTGCCGCCACAGGAACGCGGTTAAGCCTTTACGTTCTTTCAGCCAGTCGTACGCCTGAGCCCCAACCTCCGGGTCCAGGTGGCTCCATTTCAGTGGCCACTCCGACCTGCGGAAATTGATTCCGTTCGGGCTTCTCAGCTCGTATCCGTCACCAAACCGAACCTTGGCTATATCGTCGGTGGTAGCGTCAGAGACCCCCCAGTCGGGGGTCCCAATATCAGGCATCATGTCCATCAGCTTCTACTCCTAACCCATGAGTCCAGCATCCCGTTGGGGCGGGTCTGCTCCCGGAAGAACGTGACAATTGAGGCGTTTATGGTCTCGGCCAGCACCTTGCCGTATCGCTCGGCGGAGTCCTCCCCTCCTTCTTGAGCCTCTACGGTTACGTTTATCTGCGGGGCTATGGTTACTTCAGAACCTCCGCCACTGCCATACTTGCTGGCTGTCCTTTCCCTGCCGGTAACGTGGGCAGGGCCGTGGACCATCTCGGGGCCATACTCACCCACCACGCCCCACTTACCCGCAGGGATCCAACCACCCTTGTCGTAGGCGCCTGCGTAGCCACCGCCGCCCTCACCTCCAGTGGCGAGCTTAGCTATGGCTAGGCCACCTACCATTCCGGCAGAAGCGTACCCGAGGGCCATTATTTTCACGGCCATGGCATCGCCGACACCGGGCGGCAGCATGGCTTTGGCGTTTGCCGCTGCAACGTGGGTCTGCATCAGAATCTGCGCGACAGCGATGCCCTGCTGGGCCAGGAACGCCAGCTTCTGCGCGGTAGTGGCTTGATCCCCTACAGCAGCGAACATGCCCAGGATGCCTTGAGCTGTGCTCATCATCCCCATCATCACCATGTGGTTCATCTGCTGTTCGTAGTCAGCTCGCTGTTCGGTCAACGCCACACTGGCTTCGTTGAACGTCTCGTGGGCGCCGCGGATCCTGGTGTACTTTTCCTCCTCCAGGGCAATGATCTTTTCATCATGTTCGATCTGGGCAGCCAGCTCCAACTCCCGGAACCCTGCAGCAGCTTCCATCCTGAGAAGATGTTGTTCTTCCTCGATACGCATCTTCTCTTCGAACTGAGCACCAATCAGCATCTGCTCGTTGACCAGGTCAGTACTTAGGCCGGACTCAGCCTTGCCGAACTGCTGCATCCCCTTGGCTCGCTCCATCTCAGCGCGAGCCCACTCATTAAGCGGGGTGGCTGAGGCCCCCTCAAACTGGAAGTCCGCCTGAGGGAGGCTAGACAGAACCTGTTCTTTATTCTTCTGGGCAATCTGAGCACGAATAGCCTCGTATTCGTACGCCTTGATCTTGCCCTCATCCAGCAGCCGGTTCAGTGTGGCGAGGTCGTTAATGGCTCCGGAGAACGGAGACTGCAGGTAGCTGTCTCGCAGCTTGGTCAGCGAGTCGTCGTGCTTCTGCTGAGCTGCTACGACTTCAAGGTGCGCCAGACGAAGCTGATAAACCGCCTTGGCGTATTCCTCAGCGCTGATCTTGTTGGCGTCGACCTGAGCTTTGAGGAGGTCCATCTGCTCGATACCGACATTCATCCCCCGCAGGGAGTGGCCCACCTCGTCGAACTTCTGGCGAAGGGTTTCGAATGCGGAACGGGCTTGGCTAATCCGCCTTTCCAGCTCCTGAGCTTCCTTGTCTCGGCCTGCAGGTTTGTTGCCCTTCTTCTCCATTCCGTCTATCTGTTGACGGAGTCGCAGCCACTCGGTCAGTAGGTCCACTTCCGTGCGGATCCCACCCACCATTATCAGGCTGCTTTCTTCAGACAAGTTGCGGCGCAGGAACAGCTCTCGGTTTACTTCCTCTAGCTTCGTCTGGAGGTGAGACAGCTGTTCTTCTTCGGTCATACCGTAGAAGGCCACTTGCTCGGTGATACTGGCGAGCTGCTCGGAGTACCGCTTCCTCTCTTCATTCACGGCGTGGCTGATGTTGTAATACTCAACCATCAGCTTGTTCATACGCTCTTGGGCACCTTGGGCGGCCACCAAGTCCCCGAGTCCGGCGTCGTTGCTCTCCTGCGCTTCCTGAACTTTCTTGTAGGCGTCGTGGTACTCAGACGTGGCCTTGGCCAGGTCTTCCTGAACCTTCTTCAGCTTCTCGGCATTCGTGGCGTGTTGGAGAACGGCATCTGCCAGCTCGCCCTGAGCAAACGCCTGTTGACCGTAGTCAAGCTGGTCGGTGGCGATTACCCGCAT